TTTTTAACCCTAAAATACAAGGCGTTTAAACAATGAGTTATTTAATACACAACTTACCCCCCATACCTGTAAAGGTGCGCAAAGAGTTTAGCGATGGGGAGAAGTAGCCATGATAAAGACGACTAACTACAATCAGCACGAAATAATAAAAGATATAATATCATTGCATTTAGATGGGCGTGATATTGAGTTAGACCCTACATATTCGAAAGGTAATTTTTATAAAGTAACAGGTATCAACCAACCAAAGTATAAATCTGACCTTTACCCACAAGACGAGCAAACAATAAAAGCTAACGCTAATCAACTGCCGTTTGAAAATGGTTCTATTAAAAGTATCATGTTTGACCCGCCATTTTTAGCAGGCTACACAAAAGAAAAGCCGACTGGCTTAATAGGTGAAAGGTTTCATGGGTTTAGATACATGCGTGATGTTTGGGCTTGGTATGACGAATGCTTAGCCGAACACCACAGAATTTTATCTGCCAAAGGTATCTTAATATTTAAGTGCCAAGACACAGTGAGTAGTGGTAAGCAACATTTCTCACACGTATATGTTATGAATAAAGCAAGTGAGTTAGGTTTTTATGTGAAAGATCTTTTTATTTTGTTGGCTAAAAATAGAATAGCAGGTCATAACCACAGCAACCAAAAACACGCTAGAAAGTTTCATTCTTATTTTCTAGTACTGCAAAAGCAATGAGAAGAGGTAAGTAAATGATAATACTTGATTATGAAACGCGAAGCCGTGCAAACCTGCCAGAGTGCGGTTTATATGTGTACGCAAGTGACCCTAGCACTGACATTCTTTGCTTGGCTATGTATGACTTGGAAGATGATGCGCATTTTGTGTTTGACCCTTGCCAGAGAGACATGCCTGACGGTTGGAAAAAGCGCATACAAGAAGCCGATTTGATTGGCGCGCATAACGCGGCGTTCGACCGAGAGATACACGCATGTATCGGCGGTGATTATGGTTTTCCTGTCATACCCGATGAGAAGTGGTACTGCACCGCAGCGCAAGCGCGTGTAAACGCCCTGCCGTCAAACCTTGACGATGCGACTATGGCGGCAAAAGTGAAGAACAAAAAGAACCCGCGTGGTAGCCAGTTGATAAAATTGCTGTCAATTCCGCAGGCTGACGGTTCGTTTAACGAGTCACCGGCGCTGATGAAAGAAATGCTGCAATACTGCATGGACGATGTGCTAGCAACGGTTGACTTATACCGAGCGACCCGACCTATGTTGCAACGAGAGCATACGGATTGGCTAATCAACGAACGGATGAACCAACGCGGCGTTAAAATAGATCGTGACCTTGCGAAAGCATCAACGCAATACGCCGCAGCAGAGCAAGCCGAAATTGGCGGTAAATTAGTCGAACTGACGAACGGCGTTATCACTAAGCCTACGCAGCATCAACGCATTAAGAAGTACGTACTTGACGCGCTTGATCAAGAGGACGAGAACGACCGCAAGCTATATAAGCTAATGACCACTTATAAGGGCAAAGAAAAGAAGATAGGCTTGGATAAGGACATAAGAGAATCCATCATTACCGCCATTGAAGCGGGTAACTTGCATTTGTACGAGGACGTAGAAGAACTGATACGGCTACTGCATGATGCCAGTGCGTCAAGTGTGGCAAAGTTTGGCAAGATGCTAACCTTGGCTGACCCTGACGATGATAGGGTTCGCGGCGCGTTTATACATGCCGGTGCAGCGCAGACACATAGGTTCTCCAGTAAAGGGTTGCAACTGCATAACATGAAGCGGGATTGTTACAGCGCAGAAGAAACCGAAGAAATACGCGATTTGATGCTGACCAACTACGCCATGACCGATGTGATGCAAAAACTGTCTAAGTTGTTGCGCCCTGCATTGATACCCGCCGAAGGCAAGAGTTTTGTAGTGGGTGATTGGTCTGCCATTGAAGCCAGAGCATTACCCTGGCTGTCCGGTGATCCAAAGGCAGAGCGCAAGTTAAACATGTTCAGAAACGGTATAGACGTCTACGTAGAAGCCGCAAAGGATTTAGGGCTTGGTGATAGGCAAGTAGGTAAAGTGGCTGAACTGGCGTTAGGTTACGGCGGCGCAGTCGGTGCGTTTGCATCAATGGCAAAGAACTATGGCGTAGTCAAGCCAGAGTACGAGGTTAAGAAAATCGTAAAAGCATGGCGAGCGGCGAACACGTGGGCTGAGAAGTTTTGGGATTCGCTAGAAAGCGCGGCTAAAAAAGCAGTGCGCAGTCGCGGCGAGAAGGCGTTTGTAGCAGGGCGGGTCATTTACACGTTCGTACCGAACTTGCTAGGCGGCACACTGATTTGCGTATTGCCTGACGGCACAGGGATTCAATATACTTTTTGCTCAATAGAGCATAGCGACCGTGGCGATAACTTAGTGTGCCTAAAAGCAGGCATCAAACCAAAGGCAGGGGAAGAAAGTAAGCATCATTGGGGCGTGGTTAGGTTGTGGGGTGGGTTATTAGCAGAGAACGTCACACAGGCGTTTTGCGCGGCACTACTGCGAGATAAACTGCGCCAACTGGACGCGCTAAAAGAAAACGTAGTGGCGCATGTTCACGATGAAATCATATTGGAACTGGAAGATAGCTTAGCAGAAAAAGCATGTAAGCAATTAAAAGATATAATGGAGAGCGTACCCGACTATGCACAAGGGCTACCGCTAAAAGCAGCGCCGGTGATCATGAAAAGATACGGCAACCACTGATTGCTATATTGGGGTAACAGAGATATGATTTTAAACCCAGAGCGAAAAAAGCCCTGTCAGTAACAGGGCTTTCAACTAGCACGAACAATGAACTAACCGACAATACAAAAAGGAAGTTATCAAATGAGCAAATCAGACACAAGTGATAAAAAAAATGGTACACCAAAAAAAGAGGGGGCGCAACCGAAAATAGCGAAAAAAGAGCGTTTAAACCCCCCTGAACCACAAGATGTTGTGCCTAGCAACGTACTAAACCTAAAAGACGCTGCCAATATAGATTACGATACTGCCGCGATCCGTAAATTTACTAGTGCTGTATTTCACGATCTAGTAGCTGATGAACAGGTGTTAACGTGGTATCAAAAGAAAAATACACCTGCATTCCCTAAAACACTGGAAAAAACCATGCACGTACTTGAGCAAACAAATTTGCCAAGGTCGTTTTATTTTGGTACGGCAACGGTAACCAAAGACGTAGATGGAAAACTGTATAACCGTAAAAAGAATTTTGACCGCCTGCATGTCATAGTATTAGACGATATTGGCACGAAAGTACGCGCCGAAGATTTACCCGAAGATTTAATACCGAACTACATCATTGAAACCAGTGAAGGCAATTTCCAATACGGCTACATACTAGCCGAACCAATAGGCGATCTAGCACTAGCCGAAGCCTTAGTACATCTTGTTTACACCTCTGGCTATTCAGACGGCGGCGGTAAAATGCCAAATAAAGTAGTGCGCCTACCATGTGGCATAAACGGTAAAATAGGTGAAAAAGGTAAATTCAAAGTACACTTGGTAGACTTGAACACCGACTACTGGACGCCCGAAGATTTACTTGATGTGATGGACGTAGGGGTAACGTGGACGGACGTAGTAAAAGACGTTAACGCTGCGAAGCGCGGGAAGTCAGCAATGGTATCTGGCACAAGCCAATGGTCGCCCATTACGTCTGTGGCAGGCAGTTTAAACGGTGTGGTAGACCAAATGTTAGAATGGCTATACGACAATGACCTAGTGACTAACGACAACGGCGATTGGGTAACTATCCAATGTCCTTGGTTTGATGAACATACCGACAAAGCCGACACCGCAGGCTACTCGCCAGTAGGTAGAGGGGGTCAGTTTTCTAATGTGCGTTCTTTCAACTGTTTCCATGACCACTGCCGCGACCGCAAAGGTAGTGCTTTTTTAGAGTGGGCGATTGCCAACGGTGCGCCGAGAGTGCCGCTAATCGACAACGTAGCAGACTTAGTTGCGGAATACGCCTACGTATCGTCAGAGGATAGCGCGTATCGGCTACGGGGCGTACAAAAGCCAACAGGTATAAGAATAGGCGCGTTTAAAAACACGTTCCCTAAAAAAGTGCCTGTGTATGACGTAGACGGTAAAATAAAAATGGTCAACGAACATTCACTGTGGTTAACCGCGCCTAACAGGCTTACTTTGCAAGGGGCGATCTCGAACGTAGCCAACCCTGAAAAGATAGTCGAGCATGACGGACAAAAATATTTGAACCTGTATGCGCCGCCTGCGTGGGGTAAAGGTGCGTACAACGAAGCGCATGTAGCACGTTTTAACGCTTTCTTAAAATATCTAGTACCTACGGATTCAGAACGTGATTACTTCTTGCAATGGCTAAGCGCCAAAGCACAGTCACCTACTTTTAAAGGTGGGGCGGTGTTGATGGTAGCGCCAACCCAAGGCACAGGGCGAACAACGCTAACCGATATGGTGACTACACTGTTTACGCCAGAGAACGTGAAAAAGGTCACGTTCCCACAGCTTTGCGGTGCAAGTGATGCGGGGGCGTTCAATGATTGGCAAGAATCTTTGATGGTTACGTGTGATGAAATTATGTCTGACACCAGTAACAAGCATAAAGTCTATGAAACCATGAAAGACCTGTTCGACCCTAGACCCAAGACGGTGCTGATTAACTCTAAATATGGGGCGCAGCGTCATAGCACTGTTTACACAAGCTATCTGCTGCTGACTAACCATACTGACGCAGTTGGTCAACTCGGTGGGGATCGGCGCGTATACGTCATTGAGAACACCGAAGTACCCGCGTCACCGCAATACTTTGTGGAATTAAACGCATGGTTAGATGAAAAAACCGCTAGCGGCACGTATGCGTGGGCAGAAAGTGTGTGGCGGTGGTTGCAGACGTTAACGCCTGACCTGACGATGTTAAACGCACCTACGCCAATGACCGCCGCCAAGCAAAGCATGATTTATGAAACCACAAGCGAGTATGACTTGGTTGCTGACGTAATTGCTAGCCTGTTTATGGGGGTTATCCCTACTGGCATTATCAAAACATTGGCGCAAGACGTACTGGAGAACAGGCGCGATCCTGATGCACAAGAACGTGCAAAAATAGTAGTGAACAGGTTAAAAAAGAACAGTGCGGCGTCTAATAAGACTAGAAAGATAGAGGGTAAAAATACGCGGGTGCGGGTATTACGAGAGTATTATTTAAAGTTTGCTGTTACGTCAAATATGAACAAGCAAGAAGCACTGGAAGAATACGCAGAAATACATTTTGACGTAGTGAAATCTTTGTTAGCTGACGAACATAAACTGATAGTAGAGATAAACCGATTGGTTGACGAGCGCATTTCATAGGTGTACTATTTCTTTAATTTTGAAAAATTAGGCACAGCCAAATGAAAAGTACCGTTTACGAAGCACAGAGAAGATACACCGAGAGAAACCTGCGTTCTGGTCAAGCGCGGGTTAACCTTTGGATTCCTGAAAAACACGCAGCCGAGATAAAAGAAATCGCATCACGTATGCGAAGCGGGCAATGGAAAACTAAGTAAGCCGTTTAAACGGCTTACTTAAACTGCTTGGTGTCGGTTTTTTGACCTTTCTCATACGTTCGATACACGCCAAGACCTAGCATACCAATAAGTACCTGCATGGTTATTGTGGTGTCTATCACAGGAAAGTCACCAACATACCCAAGCATCGTAGCAACAAACCTTGCGATTGGTTCGAGTATAGCTACGTAAAGCAACGACATACCACATACCCACCCCACATAAGGACGCCAACC